GCCGGAACAGGTAAGCCAGCCTCGACGTACATTCCTTTAATTTCCTCACCAGTAACGATTGCTGTGGCATCGGCTATGGTGGATGCGTAGCCTTCAGGATCATTCGCCTCGACTAAAGTGGTTGGCTTAAACGAAGGATTTATTTTCTGGGCCTGAAGCACTAGCGACGCATTGTTTTCGGCTAATTTCTTCTTGTTGTTCAAACCAATATGGGCAAGTTGCCTTTCTTGATTTTGAATTTCTTCATACGCATGAAAAGCAGGTCTTTCAAAAAGCGTATCTCGCCAAAGTTTGTAATTATCGTATGTATCCCCGTGCGCCTGTATGTCTGAAAGGTGTTTTTCTTCCGCAAACCTAAACGCACTAAGCCTTTGCTCATCAGTCTTTAGATCAGGGGAATTAATTATGTCTTTAAGGGCCATGAAGCTAACGCCAGCACTGTCCCTTAATCCCCTCTGCCGTGCCCGCTCTTTTGCTCTCTCCTGCGCCTCACGCAGTTGAGAGTCAATAAGCTGATTGCGCCTTTCCTGCGCATCCTGCTGCAACTTCATCTGTTGCGTCCGTTGCGACCTTTCAAAACCCTTGTTGTAAAGGTCGGTACCAACCTCAAACCCCTGTAAGAATGAACTTTTTCGTGCCATTAGATTTTATTCCTTTATCGCCTGTGAGTTGTGGTGACCGGATTAACATTAACCCCACCTGCGCCGCTAGTTAACGCACCAGCCGCCACTGCTCCAAGCGGTCCTCCAAGTGCCGCTCCCGCCACACCAGCAACCATACCTAATCCCTCCATCCACGGATTACTTTGGTTCCCTAACCCCTGCACATAGGTTGAGTAATTGCTGCTGGCAAACTGTGCTGCCTGACCTGCCGCGTTCGGGTTCTGACCAATGCCCTGCTGCAACTGCATTGGCGCAAAGTTAGCAGCACCTTGCTGCGCCCCACTGATTGCCCCGTACTGCGCCGTAATGGGTGTTCCTAGCGCGTAGGCTTGCGCCTGAGACATTCTCTGCGTCAAAAGGCGTTGACCTGCATCAAACTTAGCTAAAGCCTCCTGACCGATGTTGGCAGAGCCATATACGTTGCCCCGTGCAGATTGGGCGCCGCGCACACTCTGTTCTACCTGGCGGGATGCATCTTCCCCTAACTCTCGTCCGGCAGATAATTCTTCCAGCGTGGTTTGGGCCAATTTCTGGCGTAGCTCATAACCAACTGGATCCGCCTCCTTGATGCGCTTCAACTGCTCAAGGTTCATCTGCTCGCCATACCGTTGCTGGATGTCGAGGTTCATGGCGGCAATTGCATCGGCGCTGGTCCGCATTGCCTCCAGATCAATTCCCAGTTGATCAATATCACCGAACCCAGTGAAGTCTACGTCGATCCATTCTCCGCCAACCTGAACCCGGCCTTTGCCGCCGGACTTGGCTAATGACTCAATGATCTTCCGCGCTGGTAGAGTTCGGATATCTGTTTCAATTCCTTTAGCTGCTGAATCAGAGTAGTCTGGTGCCGGGGGAGGCGTACCCTTGTTCACCGCATCCCGTGCTGCCCAGAATCGTTCACCATACGCGGCCACAATGCTTTGCGCCGCCCGTTCGCATTGTTTCATTAGATCATTCATTTAAAGCCTTATCGTACAACCCCACTAAGTCTTCCCGGTTTAGTTCCATTAGATTTTTTACGGTCAAATACGACCCGTACAGGTCGCCCTTAAATTTGCTCACATACACCTCGGCAACGTGCGGCTGGTGCGGTAGCACCCACACTGCGCTTTTGCCCAGGTCATCATCACCCAACCGCGATTGGCCTATATAAACACCAACCGGGATTGGCTTTTGCATAACCACATTTGCTGTAGGCGGTTTATGCTCAAACCCTTGCCCCTCAATTACTGGCCCGGTTATTTCCATCGCTCAACAATTCGCTCAAATACTTCCGGCTTAATCTGCTTCCGCTTGCCGTGCCGGTTGGCAAACAACTTCAATTCCCGCCATTCGGGACAACGAACATCGAGTTCGTCGAGACACGCTGCCAATCCTTGTTTCGTCTTCGCCACAACGTCCGAGAGAAGCATACAGTCTCCGCTTTTGTCCCAGCACCTCCAGTGCTTATCGATGTCAGTCTCAAGCATCTTCGTCCCAACCGCCAACGCGACCAACTCGCCGTTGTCTTCGACGAGGACCAGACTTCCATTTGAATGGTGCCACGACAGGTAAATTCCCATGATATCGTCCGGCCATCCTCCGAAACACCAGTTCCGAGAATCGTTCGCCCTGGCGAAACGCAGGACCGAATCAATTGAATGATTTCCTTCACTCATGTTTCCTGCTCGATTGAGTTCACAAAGGCGCTGGCCTTAATTCCGCGAACCCACATTTTGCCCGAATTGGTAACAACCTTGAACTGCATCTCCCGGCACGGTCCATTGCTTAATAAATTGTACGAGTTCCGGATCGGCACCGTTTTCGGGAACGTCACTGGCAGGGTAAATGGCAGAGTTAGTGCGCTTGTCTCCGTATTAATAAACTGCTGGTTTACAACCGAATCAGATTCCTCATCCAAGATCGCCCGAATGTTAATTGCAGTAGCAGTTGCCGGTTTCAATTCCAACTCAACATGGTTCGGCAGTAACTCACTGAACTGCTCGCCAAAAGTCATACCCCGCGTCAACACGCTGGAAGTGTAATTTGATCCGTCATCCTGGTAAGTTTCGTCCGTTTCAGAGGTATTTTGGACGTAATCAAGGTATGCCAGCGCCTTGCCGGATTCAGTGCCCATTACGAGCCTCAGATTGCCGCTGAAGGCGCTTACGGTAAAATCGGTGGCATCCCATGTCCAAGTGCCCACAAACGCCTTGGCGACGGTATTGTATACAATAGTTGTGTTGTTGGTGGTGCTGGACCCAGTGGGCACACTCAAAATGTAGTGATTGTTCCAACTGACACCGCATGCTTGCTCTTTTGCGTAGTTCCAGTTGATCGTATCAATTACATCTTGGATGCCGATTGAGATAGGTTCACTGACTGCTTGAGCGGCACCTTCCAAAATTGATCGCACGGTGCGAATGCCGTCTGGCGCCAAGAAGAATAAATCCTGACCGACCTGTGCCACTGACCGATGCGATACGCATCCCATCCGGGTATCAATAGTTTCAACCGACCAACTGGCAGCAGTTGCTGCGGTAGGATCAGCGACCACATTGAAAATCGAACGCTCCTTAAACACTACCAGATTCACCCCAATCCAAGGGTGGATGGCGGTGATGGGATCCCCTACCGAGCCTCCAATCCTTATCTGGTTGTTGACGTTATCCCAGGTGGAACCATCAAGCAGGTCGCTGGCGTATAAAGCATCCGGCACTGACGAGACCCCGGCAGCGAAGAGACGGTTTGTATGCGTTTTGAGATATTTGCAGATCGGCGGGTTTCCCGATCCCGTCGATTCGTCGGTGAATGTCGATCCATCGTAACTCCGTACATTATTGGTTCCGTCAGTCAGATAAACCTTGTCGGTTAGCTGCGCCATTTCCACGTTGGCGCCATCTGCCGGGGTGTAGCCCGTAACCTCAGTCCAAGTTGTTCCGCCAATGTTTTTGTAAACTTTCTGATCAGCTACAGCCAGCAACTGCTCAAGGCTGGGCGTATCAAAATAGAAAACCGAATCAACACGCTCCGGGTCGGCGTTCCATGTTGAGGTATAAGTCTCCCAGTTGTTTGTAGCTTCGTTCCAGTTGTAGGAATTTGTGTTTGGAATAATCCCGTAATCATCATCCAAACCGCGCCTGGTAATGATTCCACCAAACCGATCAATGTCCACATTGACCCCCTCAGAATACTGAGTCGGCCCGATTAGGTTAGAACGCACGTTGCTAACCTGACCCCCAACAAAGGACTGAACGGCGTCAAACGCCATCTGGTCATCTAAACTGTCATTGTAAACTACAGGCATCAGTCAAAATCATTTATGTCCCACACGTTAGGTACTTCCGGAATCAGGCGGGCAATCTTTGCCGATTGCGCCGATTCAAGATCCCGCATCAGCATCATGGCGCCAGCAGCTTCCTGCTGCTTCACCTGTGCCTTGCCGTACTGACGCATGTGTTCAAGCATATCGCCCTCCACATAGGCCAGTAGTGCATTATCAATGCCGTTAATCTTTGGGGAATCGGAATCCGTTAAGGCAGTCAGCTTCAACTTGCCCAACACCAGCAGTGTCTTAGCCTTGTCAGGCTTGCGGATCAAACGGATCACTGCGTTGCCGCTGGAATCGTTTGGCAGCGTGATAAAACTTGTTGGCGAACCGGACTCATCAAACAGTGCCGGGTTAATCTGAAACACCGTCTCGTAGTCCATGGATGATATTTCGTTATCGTCCCAGGCTACTGCCACAGCAAACCGCACCGCACTATTGAGGGTAACCTCGCTAGTGTCGGCGGCTACTGAGTAGCTTGTGGTCC